CCACGTAAGCCAGTCTCAATAAGGAAAATAAGTTCGGGCCTCGGATCAGTCTCAATAAGGGGGGGGCGGGGGGTCGGATTTCCGGGGCCGGCGGCGGCTCGACCCATTGGCTCTCAGAAAAAAATTCTGACAAATTGCCGTCACTTTTCGCATAATCTGATATGATGTCGGCATGGCCATGCAGTGGACTCCGCACCCCGCCCTGCCGGTTCCTTCGGAAGCGGAGATGCTGGCGATGGGAGCGGAGAGGCTTCTGGAGTACTACAATCGCCGCGAGGAGGCTATCTCGGACGAGGTTGATGATCCTTACCATCATGGCTTCGAGTTAAAGCCGTGGGCTCGCGCCGATGAGCAGTTGCGTTCGCACCAGGAGATTCTGGTTATGGGAGGTAACCGGGCGGGAAAGAGCGAATGGGCTGCGAAGCGCGTGGTTGAATGTCTGACCCAGAATCCGGGTACGATCATCTGGTGCCTGACCGAGACTTCGGCCAATTCGATTCAGTTCCAAATGAAGTTAATTTACAAGTACTTAAAGAAGGAACACAAGAGTTTGGGTCGGGGTAAGGTTGGATACGTGATGTACAGTTTGCGTAACGGCTTCACGGCCTCGAAGTTTTCGTTGCCAAATAAAAGTGAGGCAATTTTCCGGCATTGGAGTCAGGACATTTCGACGGTGGAGGGTGGAGAGATCGGTTGTCCGCAGGAGCCGGTTGAGGGAACTCACAACATCGGATTCTGGGCGGATGAATTGATTCCTCAGAGTTGGCTGGAGACGTTGCGATATCGTTGCGTGACTCGTAGCAGCAAGGGTTTGGTAACCTTCACGGCTGTTGACGGGTGGAATGCGGTGGTAAAGAGTTTGTTGACTGGGGCTCGGACGGAGGAGGAGATCGAGGCTGATTTATTACCCGGCGAGAAGGTTCCGTTGGTGCAGCAGCCATTGCGGAAGGCGTCGACGGTTGTTTATTTTCACACGGCTGAGAATCCCTTCGGCGGATGGTCGAACATGAAGGCCCAGTTGGATGGCGAGAAGCGCGACGTGATTCTTTGCAGGGCCTACGGAGTGCCTGTCAAAAGCAGTCGCACGGTTTTCCCAAATCTGACGGATTCCAACGTGGCTCGGCACGATGACATACCGATATTGAAGAACCCGGCGGACAATCCTGCGACCTGGGTATTGTCGATAGATCCTGCCGGGGCGAAGCCCTGGACGATGGTCTTGTTCGGGATCGACGCGCATCAGGTGGCGTGGGCGGTGGATGAGTTCCCCGACTTCGATACTTTCGGCCCGTGGATGGACTTGAGCAAGGAGAAGGGTCGTCCGGGCGAGGCGGCGCAGCCTAACGGCTATGGGATCGAGGACTACGTGGAGGCGATCAAGCGGATGGAGGGTGGTCGTGAGAACGTGGAGCGCATCATCGATCCTCGGTTGGGGGCCGCGAGTTACCAGAAGGCGGAGGGCTCGAGCAACATCATCAGCGACTTGAACGACGCGGGGGTGCCGGTGTATGCGGCCGAGGCGTTGGACGTGGAGACGGGGATACAGGCGATCAACAACTTGCTAAGCTGGGATCGCGATTCGGAGATGAATTTGAGCAACAAGCCGAGGCTGATGTTTTCGGACAGGTGTCAGAATTTGCGGGCGTGCATGCAGGAGTATCAGCCGAGCGAGGGGGCCAAGGCCATTAGCAAGGACTTCGCTGATTGCGTCCGTTATTTTTGCGTGGGGAACTACGAGCATTACGAGGCCGAGGACTTGGCGGCTTCGGGGACGGGGGGCTATTGAGATGGGTAGGAAGCGAAAGCGCAGGGTATCGAAGCCGGCGAGTCGGGAGGTGCGTGAGAGGATCGTGACTTTGCGCGACGCCGGCATGTCGTGGGGCAAGTTGTCTGCGGAGCTGGACATGCCGACGTCGACTGTCCTGGGGATTTACAAGCGTGAGACTGGTCCCGCGGTGGAGTCGGTCCCCTCCCCTGCCGGGCCGGTGGAGGCGCGTGTATTGAAGACTTTTCCGAATCCGAGGTTGATCTGCATATATTTCGGGGATCGGAAGGAAGGGCGTTTCGCGAAGTGCGTGGTAAAGCCGAGGGTGAGGTGGATTCCGAACGCGAAGCTCGAGGTGATGCCGGTGGAGGGCGACGATGGATTGTGGCGAATTGAAAGAGACTTCGGCGGAGCGTGACCAGCGGATCGACTGCATGTTGCGGCAGATGGTCGTTTTGGAGGGCTTGGAGAGTTTGTCCGAAGATCGACCGCCGCGGGGTTATGATTTGAAGGAGATCGGGGATTTCGTGGGAGTGGGCGCGGCGACAATTTTGAGGATCGAGCGAAATGCTCTGAAAAAGATCCGCGAGGTAATGATATAATGGTGGGAATCGAACTAGGAGAAAATCATGGAAGCTGAAGAGAACGAGGTACAGGAATATGAAAGCGAGCCGGACGTCGATGAACTGAAGAGCGACTTCGACCGGTGCAGGATAAGTTTGTCTTATTGGAAGGACAAGGCGGAGGAGGCTCGCGACGTGAGGCGGAACGAGTGGGCCGGCAAGGGTCGCTACGGACGGAAGGAGGGCGAGGACGCCTTCCCTTGGCCTGGCGCAAGTGATCTAGAGCCGAATCTCGTGAACCCGTTGATCGACGGTGACGTGGCCTTGCTGAAGAGCGGCTTGACGAAGGGCAACTTGGTGGCGGCCCCGGTTGAATCGGGCGACATCACGACGGCGAAGTTGGTGACGGAGTTCATGCAGTGGCGGATGGGGACTATGACGGAGATGTCCCGCGAGGCCGGGGTGGCGGCGAACTTCCTGCTGGAGACTGGGATTTGCGTTTTGGGAATTTACTGGAAGCGTGAGGTTACTCGGGTTTACGAGTCGTTGAGCTTGGAGGAGATCGCGGAGCAGGCTCCGGAGGTGGCGCAGGCCATTCTCGATCCCGACATGGGGGAGGGAGTGGTTGAGATGGCTCGTTCTGCCTTTCCTAATTTGCGGAAGAGCCGGGTCAAGAAGATGATTTCGGAATTGCGTAAGGACGGGGTGACCGAGATCCCGACTGAGAAGGTCGTGTCGAATCGTCCCGCGGTTCGGGCCTACGAGTTGGGTCGTGACTTGATCTTGGACTCGAACGTTCTGGATTTGCAGACGGCGCGGGCGGTGTATTGCGTTCACTGGTACACTCCGGAAGCCTTGAAGGAGAAGGTTTTGCTGGAGGGCTGGGACTCCGATTTCGTGGATGACGCCATTAGCGTGACTACTGGGGAGTTCGACGGGCAATCGTCGTTTTCGGAGTACCAGTTCACGGGGCAGACTGCGATGCCGCAGGATTACGAGGGCCTCGTGAAGTTGATCACTTGCTATCGCAAGGACATCGACGAGGACGGCGTGCCGGTTTGTTCGACGACGGTTTTCAGCGAGGGGGTGGAGGGATATGCGATGCACGGCCCGAGCATGTACGATCCGGGGAGATATCCTTTCGTGGCGATCACGCGCGAGCATTTGTCTCGGAGGCTGCTTGACTCGAGAGGCTATCCCGAGCTGCTCCGCTCGTATCAACTGGCGGTCAAGACGGAGATGGACTCGAGGCGGGACGCGGCGAGTCTTTCGACGGTTCCTCCGGTCGAGTATTTGGTGGGCCGTAGGCCGGAGAAGCTCGGACCCGGAACGCAAGTGCCGGTCCGCCGGAGGGGGGAAGTCGGGTACATGGAAATTCCCAGGCAAAATCGGGCCTCCACCGACGTGGAGATGCAATTGCGGAGCCTGGCCAACCGGGTGACCGGGCGTGCGACGAGCGAGTTGGACGCGGTCGAGGCGAACGTGATGAGGCAGGGCTTGGTGAACAACTGGCTTTCGGGCTGGAAGGAGGTCTTGCGGATGGTCTGGAGTTTGCAGCGTCAATACGGCGGCCCGGAGATATGGTTTCGGGTGACGGGCAACGAGCAGGGAGCCCAGATCGTGATGGACGAGACTGCGGAATTGTATGATTTCGACATCACTTGGGACACGATGAACGCTGATTCGGAGAAGGTCCTGAAGAAGTTGGAGACGGTCGGCCAGGTCTTGGCGCAGTATGATCGCAGCGGCCAGGCTCGCTATGATGAATATTTGCGGATATTCCTCGAGGCGGTCGATCCTAATTTGGCGAGCAAGTTGATCGCTCCGGCGCAGGAGGCTACGAACAAGGAGATGGCTGAGACTTCCGCGGACATCGCGAAGATATTCTCCGGCCAGGTGGTGACGGCTCCCCAGAACGCGAACTCGCAGTTGAGGCTTCAGATCATGCAGCAATATTTGCAGGGAACTCAGGAGATCCCCGGAACGGACATTCAGACTAGGTTACAGGAGGACGAGCAATTCGCGGCGAGGTTGCAGAACTACGCCCAGCAACTGGAGTTCCAGCAGCAGCAGCAGCGAAACGCCTTGACGGGAGCCCTAGGGGCTCCTCCGGGCAACGTGCCGGCGACTTCGGCCCAGGGCTCGATGGCGGCGGGGTGAGGCGATGCCGTTCAAGAAAACCAAGTCGGGAAAGTATCGTTCGCCGAGCGGCAAGCTGATGTCGCTGGGCCAAGTGAAGGCTTATTACGCCAAGTCGAGGCCCAAGGCGAGGAAGGGAAAAAGGAAATGAGATGAACTTATCGAAAGCGATTGCTCGTTTGCACGGGCGCGACGACTGGGACGTGGTCTTGGATTACCTGGAGAAGGAGCGGGAGGGTTGCCTGTCGGATTTTCAAGATCCCGCGAGGCTGGAGAATCCGCAGTTTTTGGCTCGTTTGGCGGGGGAAATCTCGGCATTCGACCGCGCTCTGAGGAATTTGCGATATGACGACCGAGAAGAGTCCGGTTGAGAAATTCGGGGTCGAGGTTCGGGCTTTGCTGAATCGCTGGACGGAGGAGAGCGATCTCGAAGTCATGGATATGGCGGAGGCGGCTGCCGGCGTGATCAATGAATGGATCGACGATGACGTGGTGACCTTCGAGGCGGACGAGGATTTTTGGGGGGATGGCGAACCCGGCTAAAAAGCAGGGGGCGAGTTACGAGGCTCGTTTCACGGCGGACGCCTTGGCCCGCGGTTTCGACGTGATGGAGCCGGCGGGCGATTATCTGACCTATGACCGGATCGTGGTGAACGACCGGGGCGTCAACTACAAGGTTCAGGTGAAGGGGACTTCGTACGTCCAGGCCGGCAAGCGCAGTTTCAAGGTTCTGGCCGCGACGGGTCGGGGCGGCCTGGGCAAAAAGAAACTGGAGGTGGACGAGGCGGACGTGCTGGCGGTTTTCATAGATCCTTCGGCCTGCTGGTATTTGATTCCGGTTGAAAAGCTTACCTCGAAAAGCGTCTACCTGAGTCCCGAAGACGACTCCAGCGTGGGCCGGTACGAGCCTTGGAAGGAAGCCTGGAACGTCTTCTCTTGAGATTTCCCGCATTTTTTCGGCTAGTCTTGGATTTCCGACTTTTTTTTCGTCGGAGTGAAATTTAAATCCGAAAAATCTATATAATGGCGTTTGGCTGGGACTCCGTCCCGGCAGTGAGAGAGCGAACTCAACAAACGCAGCTATGGCGGAAGAAGTTATTACCGAGGCTCCGGGTAACGAATCGGGAGCAGAAAACGACAACGCGGGAATTCTCTCGGTGGAAGATTTGGCTAACTCCTTTGCGGAGAGAGTCGAGGCGGACGCCGAGGAAAAGCCCACCGAAACCGAGGCGCGGGAGGCTACCGAGGCCGAGAGCGCAGAAGCGGCGACGGTAGAGGAAGACGTTCTTTCACAGACTATCTCGCAGGAGGACGACGAGCAGGAGGGCGAAGCCGAGGAGGAGCCCGAAGCGGAGGAATCCGCCGAGGAGGAAACCGGAGTGGAGTCGCCGGCGGTCGGTCGATTGCTCAAGCAGGTCGGGAAACTGACGGCTAGGGCGAAGGGAGCGGAGGAGCAGGTCGAGGCGATGCAAGCCGAGATCGCGAGCCTCAAGACCCAAGGGACCGGCAAGGCGGAGGCTCAGGGATCGCCGGTCTTGGACGACGTGGAGAACCTGGACGATCTGGAGAAGGTCAGGCAGGAAGCTCTCTCGGCCAAGAAGTGGGCGGTAAGTCATCTCGGAAAGGATTACGTCGAAAGCGACGGCAAGGAATACGACGGGGATCAGATCCGCGAAATATTCGCCGCCGCGGACGAGTACCTGACCGAAAAGATTCCGGCTCGCGGTCAGTTTCTTCAGCAGCGACGGCAATGGCAAGCGGATGCGAACGCTACCTTTCCCTGGCTGGAAAGTCAGGAGGGGGAACTCTACGATCTGTATTTGCAGATTCGAGGGGGCGACCAGTACTCCGCCATCTTGGACAGTCTTCCAAACGGCGATTTCGTCGGGGCCACTTTGGTCAAGGGAGTCAAGGCGATCCAAGACGAGCGCGCCGCGAAGGGGAAACCGAAGAAGAAATCGGCGCTGGCCAAGCCTCCTCCAAGTCAGGAGGGAGACGCGGCGCCGCCGGCCAAGTCCAAGAAAGCGAGAAGTCAGGCGAGAAAGAACAAAGCCCTCGGCAAAGGAGTAATATCGGAAGGCCAGTTGGCTGCTTATCTCACTGAATGAAATTTAAAACATAAGGAAAATAAAAAAATGGCTATCGCAACTTCGTACAATGTCACGAGCGTACAAGGCGCTCGCGAGGACCTCTCAAATCAATTGAAACGCGTCGCGCCTGAGCAGACCCCGGTCTTCTCGACCCTATCTCAAAGCAAGTCGCCCAAGGCGCTTTTGAGCGAGTGGATGGTGGACTCACTGGGTGAGCCCGTGTTCGCCACTCCTCCAGTGGACGGCGCTGATCTCAGCTTCAACGCCGGCTTCGCCGACGAGATTTCTACTCGGGTCAGAATGGGCAATCGCATCCAGCAAGTTCAACGCGCTTTCGCCGTGTCTCGCCTCGCCGAGAAGATCGACGTCGCCGGACCTCAGTCCAACCTTTACGGGGCATCGGCCGCCAAGGCTTTGATTCTTCTGAAGACCGACATCGAATCGGCAATCTGCTCGAGTCAACTTCCGCAAACCGGCACTGATTCGGTTGGCGACAAGCTCGGCGGGTTAAAGCACTGGACCGATCCAACCGCGACAACCGGCGTTTTCGACACTTCCGCCAAGCAGGACTTTCGTTCCGTAACCGGCAGTCGGTTCGATATGCAAACTCCGGGGGCGATGACCGAATCCGATCTTCGGAGTCTCGTGCAGAACGTTTACGAAGCCGGTGGAAAAAGCGTTGGGTACACTCTCTTCGCAGGCCCGGCCGTAGTCAACGAGATCACGGATTTCTCTCGGGCTTCGGGAGCCGTCACGGCCACGGGCGCGGCGTTCAACGTCGATTCCGGTGACGCAACTTTGCGTTTGAGCGTTACCACCTGGGTCAGTGATTATGGCCGCATCGACGTCGTTCCGACGTTGTTCGCCGGTCGTTCCTCCGGGGTGGCAATAAAGGCCGACGTCCGCCACTCGGGTCTTTTGATTCCTAAAGACGACACCGTCTCTCTGAAGACGCTGGAAGGCGTGACCACAATCGAGCTTCCCGACGTTGGCGGAGGCGGTCGGCGAGGCTTCGCGGAATGGTGCGGGACGCTATGTGTGGAAAACGCGCGCGCCCTGGGGAGCATTACTTGATCTAGTTTCGGGGAATTGGGTTTCACCCGAGGTATCATGGGGAATATGATAGCGAGGTCGGTAGGGGTGCCGGCCTCGCTTTTTCCCTATTTAAAGTTATGAGTCTGAACATAATCGTAAGGGGCGGCGGCAAGAGTCGTCGTAGTTCCGAAGAGACGGCGTCGATGGTCGCTCGTTGTAACGAAGAGGCGGCGGTTCGCGAGAAGGCCACCTATCAGAAGCGCAGCCGCCGGATTCGCAAGGCGGCTGAAGACATTCGGGGCGGAAAGGGGGCTTTCCGTTTGGAGAGCGTCATGGACGCCAGGACGTACATGCGTCACGAGCAGGAAAGGCCGGGCTGTATGTCGGACGACACCTACCGCAAGGAACTCCTCAAACACAACGACGAGATCGACTGCCGATGAGGACGGTTTCCTACACTGATCTGAAGAATCGATTCACCTCGGCAATCGGGGTGGATACTCTTTTGACGGCGGAGGAAACGGGATTCAAGCGCTCGCTGAACGACCGAGTTCGCGGAGCCTGGACGAGATCCAAGTGGCCGGAGTTGACTGACGTCGTGGAGAAATCGGTTGCGGCGGTGGCCGATCCGCCGTTCGACAAGGCGGTCCGCATCGACAACGCTGCGGACTTGTTCGACGTGTTTTCGGTATGGAACAAGAATCCTTTCACGGAGGTTTCGGCGGTTCAGCGGAGTTTTAGTTTGATCAACGGCTATTTGGTTTTGCCCGCCGAGAACAGCGACACTTCGGTTTTCGTTGTCGGCTCCACGGTTCCGGCGAGCGACTACGGCGACGGGACGACCACTTTGCCTCAATTTCTGGAGCGCTTTCTATTGTCCGCCGGCGTGGCCGACTGGTATCGGGCGGACGGGCAGAACGACAAAGCGGCTGCGGAGGAAGCTCGGGCGGAGAACTATTTACTCGACGAGATCGACCGGGCCGAGCGCATCCAGTCTCAGAACAAAGTCGTCATAACTCAATATCAGGCCCCTTGGCCTACTCTTTTGGTAACTCAAACAACGGTATGAAATGGGACAAGTAAACGTTTACAACTTATCGGGCGGCAACGGCTCGAAGTACATCACCACGGCTGGAACGACGGCGGACTTTTTCGCGGTTCAGTTTCTCTCCGACTCGGTGATCAACACGCTCACCGGCAACATGGACGGCACTCCGACCGAGACCTTCTCGAAGGGCGACGTCATCTACGGACGATTCTCCTACATTTATCTGACTTCCGGGTCAGCCATCATTTATTTAAGCTGATGCCTCCTCCTCTCGGCATGGCTTCAAGCCTCGGGCTGGCGCTCGGGACCAGCGGCGGCGGCGGCGGGGGGGCTTCCGGTTACGCGCTGGACGGCTCCCACAACATCGACACCGATCCAGTCGCTCATTTCGCGGCGTCCGACATGAACGGCAACGGTGATGACAACGCGGGGTGGACTGATACCGATGCCGTGGGGGTCACCGGAGGGAGCGATACTGTTTGGAAAGACCGGACTGGAAATTATTCGGCTGGCTATATAACCACCTCAACCCAACGACCCTTGTACGACACGGGCGGGACTGACTTCAAAAGCGTAAAGTTCGATGGTTCCAACGATCATTTGTTGTTCAGGGTAGCCGACGGGTCGGGAAGCACGGTCAACATAACCTTGCCGACCGGCGCGTGGCACGTGTTTTACGTGTTCGAGCCAACTTCGCTTTCAGCATGGAAGAGATTATCTTCGGGTGCTTCTCACTACGTCAGCTTGTACGCAAATTATTACATTAAAACGAACACGGATACCGAGGGGGTCGAGAATTTCGTCATCGAGGTTGCTGATCGAAATGATCAATTAAATACGTCAAACTGGTTTGAAGTGCGCAGTTACGATACCAATCAAGCTCAAGGGCGGTATCAGATAAAGCAAGGTTCAGACCCAGTTAAAGTCTGCGCGCCCGATCCGGGGGATGCCGGTGAATTAGTGCTTAATGCCTTGGCTCAATCATCACTCGGTTTCGCGGGTTATTTGCATGAGGTTGTTTTCTTCGGGGAGTCTCTTTCCACGGATGATCGAGCGACCGTTGTCTCCTATATTCAATCTAAATATTCATTCGCGGTTTAAGCATGTCTACGCACGCTAGATTATACGCCACGGAAAGCGGATGGAACGCCGCCAACGCGCAGATAATGGAGGCTCTTGGCGGGGGAGTCATAAACGCGAGTACCTATGACGAAATCACGCAAGTGGACAATCCTGACCACGCCGATTACGGCAAGTACGTTTTATCGATAGAAAGCGCGGGGCCGTACAAGTGCAATCAAGTGTTCGCGAGTGGCAACGTGGCGAGAGACACGACTTGGTTCGTCGATGCACTACCAACAGGCGACCCCCCCGAATGAAGCATCTTCTGATGACCATGACTTTTTTTATTTCCAGCGGCTGTTCGATTTCGAGCATGTATCCGGCTGCGGGAGCCACGATAGGCGGCTCCATCGGGGGAGTTACGGGGAATCCGGTGACGGCGGGGGCGGGAGCCCTGGCCGGCTATTCGGCGGGCAAGGCGGCCCAGGCGGTGACCAAGCACAAGGAGACTATACAGGCTTTGTCCGAGGGCGACGTGAGCGCGTTGGTCCAGCAGGGATTGGTTCAAGCGAAGAAGGACGGTTTTTTCGACGGCATCGTGGGCGAGTTCTACGGCCTTTTGAAGTTGGTCTGCATCGGTTTGATCGGATGGAACGCCGTGCAGCTCGTGCTGCATTATTTTTTGAAACGGGAGGTTAGGAAAAATGGAATCGCTAAAGAGGTTTAGGGAATGGTTTCTATCATTGAACAAGCGCGGCAAGTCTCTGGTCGTGATGACCGGTGCAATCGTCGTCATTTTGATTTTAGAAGGTCTGAGGTGACGGGCGATCTTGATTTGATTCGCGGCGACGTCGGGAAGCTTGACGGCAAGATCGACAAGCTGAACGAATCCGTTTCCGGCTTCATGCAGCATCAAGCCGGCGTGGTGGCGAAGCTCGAGGCGAACTCGGAGACGGCCAATCGAAACATCGGCGAGTTGTGGCAGCAGTTCAATCTGGTTAAGTCGAAGCAGACCGAGCTTCACGCGGGCATAGAGAGAGTCGAGGCGCGGGCGCGAGGCATGGCGAAAATGTGGGCATTCATAGCCGGAGCCGGAGCGCTCCTGATCGCGGCCCTCCAATTTTTCAAGGGATGAGCATTTCGACCACCATAATCCGGAAGGGCCGCGTGTTCGTGAAGACGGATGGCGGCGAGCCGGTGGCTCTCGGCCAGGACGTCTCCGGGGCCGGCAGCATCAAGGCGTCTAGATTGCCGGATCTCTACAATCAGACCGAGGTCGCGTCGCGGGCGACGACCATAACTGATTCCGAAATCACTGCTTTAGGTCTTGGGACGGCGTCGAAGTCCAGCGTGTCTGATTTCGCCACGGCGGCCCAGGGGATTCTGGCTGACTCGGCCTTGCAGGGCGCTGACAATCTTTCGGACTTGGCTTCGGCATCGACTGCCCGGACCAATCTTGGTCTTGGCACGGCGGCGGTTGCCACCGCGACGGATTTCGCTCTCGTGGCCAACAATCTTTCGGACTTGGCTTCAGCGTCGGCCGGTCGGACGAATCTCGGACTCGGAACGATAGCCACCCAGGCGGCGAGCAGCGTGGCCCTCACTGGTGGCACTATAAGTGGTACGACAATGACTTTACCGTCTTACGACGTGGCAGGCGCGCCTGCCGCTGGGACGGCGGGGAGAATGATTTACGTCACGGACGGCAACTCGGGCGCGGCCTGTATGGCCGTGGACGACGGGAGCAACTGGAAGATCGTCGCCCTCGGCGGCACCATAACCACATAGAAAAATGGCAAACACTAAAATTTCAGCCCTTACCGAATTGGATGCCAAACCCGCGACCGACGACGTGCTGGTCATCGTTGATGCCACGGGGGCGGATACCACGAAGAAGATTACCGTGGCCAACCTGTTCAAGTCTGACCTAACCGGAGACGTAACGGGAGACATAACGGGCGCCGCCAATCTCACTTCGCTAGTCGTGGCCACCAGCACTCCGGCTTCGGCATCTGCTACGGGGACCGCGGGAACAATAACGTGGGATTCCAGCTATATTTATATTTGCACGGCGACCGACACTTGGGAACGGGTCGCTATAGCCTCATGGTGATGGCCAGATACCGCGCATATGGAAAGCTGGACGACCCCCTGCGGGAGGTGGGAGACACCCTGGTGCGTGGAATCATTTCCAGAGAAGACTCGGCCCTGCTTCCTTCCGGTTTCGTGGCGGATGCCCAAAACGTCAGAATGCAGGATGGCACGGCGACGACTCGAAACGGCTACGTTCAGAAAGTGACGCTTGGTGAGACGGTATATAGCGCTAATTTTTTCGGCGGCATAGGGTCGGACGTTTCCAATAACGTAGCCATGTTCGAGACGGATTTAATGGCGCTTTGGGATGGGGCAAGCACGTCCTCCATTCGCTTCGACCAAAATCTGTTTATCCAGGAAAACCGTGACGGAATTTTGACTGAAAGCGGAAATCTCTTAGTCCAAGAGCTGGAGGAAGTCTTCACTGATTTCGGAACCTTCACAAACACGAATGAAGGCATTCAATTCGCAAATAAGGAGATTATCTTCAAAGGGCTAGGAGAGTCTTTACCAGTTTCCCTCTCGTTTTATCTCGGGGGGCCGGCTCAGACCTGGGATGGAGACGAGGAGAATGGAATCGGAGATTTCGTGGTGAATCTCGGCATTCCAGAGACTGACTATGGCATCGTGGTAGGCGACCGCCTGGCCGTCCAGTCGGACAAAGATGAGATCGCTTTTTCAGACCTCGTAAATCCGTCTAATTTCGACGTGTTGAATCAGTACACTTTCGGGAAAGGAGACGGCGACGACGTTATGGGAATGGCTCCCGTGCCGGAGAATGCCGCCATCGTGTTCAAGCGTCGATCCACTTGGGCGATCTCAGACCTCGAGCTACTTCCGAATGCGGCCATCACTCAGGTCAGCGCGACCATCGGGTGCGTCTCGCGGCATACCATTCAGAACATAGGCTCCGCCATCTTCTTTCTTTCGGACAAAGGGGTCTATGCCTTCGACGTGGGCGTGGATGCGAGCAACACTCGGGGAATCCTGACTAAATTCGACTTGCGCTCCGAACCGGTTTCCAAGCCAATCAACGACCAGATTCTGGGGGAAGACATGGTAGAGGCCGCGACGTCGGCCCGAAGCGTCTACTTCAATAATCGCTATTACTTGGCCTTCAAGAATGGGACCGGCACGAAGATTTATATATTCAACTCGGAGATCGAGGCATGGGAGAGTCGGGATGAATACGATTTTTTGATAAAGGACTTCGTCCGGGCCACTCCGACCGGCGAAACGATCGAACGACTCTATGCTGCGACTGACGACGGGAAACTGATGTTGCTCGAGCAGGGAGCCCTGGACGGCGCGGCCAAAGTTGCATGGACGGTGGACACTCGCCACTACGGCGGTGGCAATTTGGGCGTCGAGAACTTCCGCCGCGGAAGCTTCAGCGGGGAAACCTTGGAATCGAGCGTTTCCCTGACCATGACTCTGGATGCCCGAGATCCGGATTCATCCACATCGTTCAGCCCGAGCATTCCTTCCGCCGCCGAAAATTTTCTCACTCGGTTCAGCCTGCGGAAGCGAGGAGAAGCGCTCCAGTATAAATTCGCAGGTTCCGGTCTGATGAAACTCCGAGGGATGCGAACCGAACTTACCGACCGCTCGAACAATTTAATCACCAAATACGAATAGTTATGAGCAACACCACTTTTTCTTCGGGCGAGTTAGTTACCGCCGCAAAACTAAATACGCTTAATTCGTCTACAATCGCCACGGGTTCCGCTACGGCCCGGTTAGCGGCGGACAGGGCGGCGGACGTCGTGAGCGTCAAGGACTACGGAGCGGTAGGGGATGGTTTGACGGATGACACGGCGGCGATTCAGGCGGCAATAGATGCGGACAAGGGATCTGTTTTTTTCCCAAAAGGCTCATACGTAGTAACTCCTGTCGGGGGCCAAAATTACGCGCTTTTAATTGACTCGAAACAGTTGAATTTGTTTGGGCATTCGGCCTCAATCGAAATGTCTTCGACGGACAACAAACAAGCGCTGCGAGTTCAAGACAGTGATAACTGTATCATCTCCGAAATGCGTTTCGTGGGTTCGGGTACGGATGGTTCCGATGGTGGGCAGGGCCTTCTGCAACTCTATAATTGCGACAATCTTTTGGTCGAAAGCTGTAAGTTTGTCGATGCAAACTGCGACGGCATCGCCGCGGCGGCGTGCAAAAAGTTAATCATTTCCCAAAACACGGCGGACAATTGCTCGAAAGCGGGGATTTACGTCAACCAATCGGACGACGTGGTCATCGACGGCAACAACGTCCGAGACACGGGTTTTCATTCGGTTTCTTCGCTGCCCGTCGGGGTCGGCATTCAAGTATCTGGAAACAGGAGGTGCGTAGTCTCGAACAACACCATCTCCAGCGGTATCGGTATTGGTATTCTCTGTAACGACAACTCCGACATTCACCCGCAGCAGAACGTGATTTCGGGGAATCTAGTCAAAGGGGTGGTCAATCCGCTGAACGTGAACGTGTCATCCGGCATACGGCTATCCAACGCCGCCACGTCCAAGGCTTGCGGCACCGTCGTCGAGGGGAATCTCGTTTCAGGTTGCGGCATTTACAGCTTTTACGTCGAAAATCACGATGCTGCTAAAGTTTCCGACAACACTTCAATAGAAAGCGAACGCTCCGGCTTCGTGATTAGCACGGTTGACCAGGCCACTCTCCAAAACAATACGGCGATCAGCACCAACACCACGAACACGTCGAGCCAACATGCTTTTCATTTGATAAACGCCGCCGACAACGTCGTCGGTTCCGGGAACCGAAGCTTCGCCGGGACCGGTTTTACCACGAGTTACGGCGCCCACGACATCGGAGACGACTCGAGTGGTACGAACCGCGTGGCGAAAGTGAAAGATTACGAATATGAACAGTTCTCAGGCACGTGGCAACCGAATGGCGGATCGGCGCTTGGGACCGGCGCATATACAGCCAATAACTTCGCGGCCTCGGGAGTGCAGCTCGGCGATTACGTATCGATAGCGCCTCCGTATACTTTGCAAGAGTGCATGATTACCGCCGCCGTCAATGCGGCTGGAACCATTCAAGTAGTTCTATATAACCCGTCGGCCAGCAGCACCCGCACTTTCGCCAGTGGTTCGTGGACGTTTCGAGTCTTCAAAGGTAATTGATGGGCCACATAAAGACAGACCTGCTGACCAAGCTGAAGGGCTTCGCGCCCTTCGAGCAGATCGCCTTTCTTTACGAGGACCGGAGCAAATTCTTCGCCGAGCTGAACAACTATCTGGTCGGCGGTCTGGTCATATCATCGCCCAAGCTCTTTCTGATGCTGAAGCCAATCGACAAGTCAGTCGAACCGAGCGGGCAATGGTTCGCAGACGAGCCCGACTGCTGGTATTGCAGATGGGCGGCAGGAGTGGGCGGCCTCAAGGCCATGATGGATTCGATAGAGCCATTGCCGTTCGTCATGTTCCGGCGGATCACGCCGAACGGCGAAACTAATTTACGAACTTACAACTGGGATACGATGTACCGGAGAGTAGCATGAATGATCCGCTGAAAATAGCCGCGCAAAGTTTGAACGAGGCGGCTCCGCCTGGTGAACGCCTAGCATTCGTCAATCCACTCGAAGAAGCCGGATTGAAGGCTGCGGGAGGCCAGGGCAAGCCAGCCGCCGGAGGCATACCTTCCTACAAAAAGGGAGACGTCGAGGCCCCTCCGCCGAGGGACGTGGGCCAGGAGACTCGAGCCAATCTGCAAGCCCAGCTTGATCTAGCCGACGATCTATTAGCGTCCGAGGAGTTGCATCGCCCACAATACGCCAACCTCGAGAGGCGCATCCAGTTGGAGCAACTCGGCATCGACCCGGAGATCGGGCTGCTCGAGGCATTCGAGGACTATATCGCCCCGAGCCTTATTCGCCAGGAGAGGGCAGGCGTCGAAGGCGACATCGCCATGCTGCGGGAACTCGGGCCGCAATTGGTTCAGGCTCAACGAGCCGCCGACCCATTGGCCGAGTCCCTTCGGCAGAGCGTAATGGCCGAAGCTCTCGAAGATATGGAAGCCGGGGAAGGGATGACCGCTCGGGAAACTCGCGACGTCGACGAGCAGACTCTGGCGATGGCGGCCCAGCGGGGACTGGTAGGCCAGAACGTTTCGGATTACGACCGGATGAGAGCCAAGCTTTTGGGCGATAGAGGGGCCAAGGCCCAGCGAATGCAGAATGCCGCAGCAGCCTATGGCATGGATTCCTCGGACGCACTGCTAGGTTTAACGGGCCGGCGCATGGGTACGGGAGCGAACGTCGCCCAGCAATTCGGTACGGCGGGATACGGACTGGAGTCCTCGCCGGCGATCTTCAATCCGGAATCCGCATATGCCGGAGCCCTGGCTACCCAGAACTGGCAAGGCCAGATGGACGCTAGAACGGCGAGCGCCGCCAATCGGGCGGCCATGAGTGGAGCGCTCCTGGGAGCCGGGGGCAAGGTCTTAGGCGCACACTTCGGAAAAGAAGGTTAAGTTATGGCTAGAACACCATTTTTCGGAAGAGGACCAGCGCCGCAGATAGCGCGCATGAACATGGCGGAAGCCACGGCGCCCGGTCGAAGCTGGGGGGCAGCTATTCAGAGTCTCGGCGAGACCGGCCGAGACGTCATCTTGGATCGCGAAGCCCGAAAGAAGGAGCAGCAGTTGGCTGCGGGGGAGATTAAGATCCTTACCTCTACGCTGGATTATTTCTCGAAGAACGCTCCGGAATCGATGCGGGCCGGACTAGAGGAGATGAAGGAGCAATTGAACGATCCGAACGTCTCCCAAGCCATTCGGGCGGAGATCGGTAGTCGTGGAGTGAAAGGTTTTCTGGCGAGGGTGGGGCAGCAGCAACAGCTCGATGCGGTGGCCGAGAAGAAGCAGCAACTGGAGGCCGACAAGGCTTTTCGTACGTGGGCTTTGACGCCTCAACCCGGTCAATTGACGCCGGAAGGAGAGGAACTGGCGAGAGGATTCCGTGAATCTCGCGGCGATGCGCTCTCGAAATTCGAGGGATTCATGGAACGCATCGGCGGTCGTCCGATCAGTGCGGACCAGATGGAGCAATTCCTACGGGAACAAGACGCTCGGGAGGCGGAGCGACTTGCGCAGGAGCGAGGTCCGTCTAGGGCTCCGATTCAAGAACCATCCTCTCGATTCATGCAACTTGCAACCGAGGCTGGTTTGCCTCCAAGAGCGGGAATGCAGGCATATGGAGTCGCCCAGCAGAAGGCGACGGCGGAACAAGCTGCGGCGACGGCTCGACTTGCAGCCACCAGCGCCGGACTGGACATCGGCAGAAAAAAAGTTGATTTAGCAACCCAAGTTCCCGAGGCCGTGAACAAATTGGTTCGTCAGGGAGTACAGGACTACAAACTTGATGAGGTCCGAGCGCTCCATCAGGCATATGATCAGTTCGTCAGGGCGTTGGATGATGGTCAGAAGAGTACAATTTCGGCCAACATCGCCCGAAACCATTTGGCTCGTATGTTGCAACCGACCGGTATTTTGACTGATTCGGACATCAATCGAGTTGGTGCCGAAGGCGCTCTCATGGACCGCATAGACCAACTCTTCGCCGATGCTCAAGGCGAGCTTACGGAACCGAATTACAAGGCGATGCTCAAGGCAGCCAATGCTTTGCTCGAGTCCGCTCAAGACAACGTCAAGCCCAGTGTAGACGCCATCATCAGGACGGTTACCGGGACTTACAAGGACTTGGAACTTACGGAGGAAGACGTCCTTGAACGCTCCATGTTGAAGGAATACACGCAGTTTCCTTGGCAGACTGAAGCCCGAGGTTGGGACGTGGGAGACACGGGAGGGGGTTCGGGCGATCCCACTACGCCGGGTGGCGATTTCATAATACATCCCGCCATACCGTCGGAGAAGTAAAAGCCCGGAGCGATGGCGAAGTCGATTTATCCGATTGAGATAGAGGCGTTGGGCATAACCATTCCGCTCGAGGGAGGGTGGACTCCTTCCAACGAGGATATTTGGGAAGCGATCAAGGTAGTGGTCCCGCCCGAGGATATGTTCGACGCCTATGAGCGGGGCGAGAAGGAGTTCGTTCGGAACGCCTATCGAAACGACTATTTCAAGGGAGCGCCGATAGGCGAAGCCCTGGAACACGTCGGGGAACTCGGCAAGAGCGGGGTCACGGGCGTATATCGTCAATTCGGAGCCAGTCTCGAGGGGGCGTCTCTCCGGAGGAAACACGACCCTCCGGCACCTGGTTGGGTGCCGTGGCGGGACAGAAACACATTAGCCCCACAAGATCGTCTGGAAGATCAGAAGGGCCAATACGTCTACAAAAACGAAAAGGGTCAGGTTAGGGATCTTTCGGATCATGCGAAGAGCCTCGACAAGGCCGGCATCTATTTGCACGGCTTGCTGGAATCCGACCATAATCCAGATGAGGCGATGGACTTGGCGATCAAGAGGAGCGGCATGGGTTGGTGGCCGAATCAGAAGGAGGTCAAGAAATGGATCTCCCATTACCAGG